CTTTGCTTTTTCGATAATGCTGGTCTTCCTGCATTTGATTTAGCAGATCTACCGAACACTCTTTTTAATATAGTCATTATATATTTCTCCTATCTATATTATAATTGTTATTTTTTACTTTACTCCATATATTATATCATAAAAATACTTGGAAGTAAAGTTCCTTTAATTACACTATTAAAGATGGTTTTGTTATAATATCCAAACCAGAACCAAACATACGATTATATTCGTTTGCAAGTGCCTCGACTGGTGTTGATATGTTTACAATTATATTAGTTTTAATTGAAAATGATGCATCTTTAGAGTATGGTAAAAATGGTGCAAGTCCTAATTGGAATTTTCCTTTACCATCGTCCATCTGTGTCATTATAATCGCTGGTTTATCTAATATAACATTGTGTTTATCTTCATCAAGGACTTTTGCGATTAGCTGTTGTCCTGATAATAATACAATTATTCTTATTTGATTTTTATTTTCCGACATAATGGATAATATTATACTATAAAAATAATTGTAAGTAAATAGTTAAAAAATTGGTTCTAATTGTTCTTGTAGTTCTTCTGATGGGGTTTTAATTGATTTATCTGGTGTTGGATATTCTTTTTCAAGATTGTACGATTCCTCGCACTTGCATTGTTTAAGTAAACAGCATTGAATGCCAATACAAGTTAAATGAAAAATACAATCTTTAAAAGACATTGTTTAATTAAATAAAGAATGGTGGAGTGAATAAACACCCCACCATTTTTAGCAATATTACTTTACTGCTATCTTTTTTGGCTTTTTATGTTCTGGGATTATTCTTTCAAGAATAACTTTTAACATACCATTTAAGTATTGAGCATCTTTTACTTCGATATTCTCAGATAGTGCAAACGATCTTTCGAAAGCACGATTTGCTATACCTTTGTATAACTCAACATCTTTTGATTCTGATTTCTCACTATCAGATTTTGATTCACCTCTGATGATTAACTTGTCATCTTCTAATGTGATTTCAATATCTGATTTTGCGAATCCAGCTACTGCCACTTCGATTACATATTTGTTCTCGTCAACTTTTTTTAAGTTGTATGGTGGATAGTTTGGTATCATTTTTCCAAATGACTCATGTATGTCGTGATACTTTGCCAATTGGTCATCAAATCCTACGAAAAACTTATCGAAGTCTTTGAAAAATGAATCATTAAACAATGAAGGAAGTTTATATACCATATTACTTTCCTCCTTTGCTAATTACAGTCGATATCGAATCTAGATAATCTAGAATTGATTTTGCTGATGTTTTGCTAAAAGTTTGAGTAGAGTCAATAATTGTATTTACTGAACCTGCTACTTTTGAGTCTTTGATGAATGTTTCAACAAAAGACTTTTGTGCGTTTGACAGAGTGTCAATCGCTTGATTGATGTATGCTATCATTTTATATCCTCCTATGAAAGCAAGGTTATTATTTACTACTGACTTTTCACTATTGAAACAGTCAGGTGTGTTATACTCGATACAACGATCGAATATACACTATTATATAGGTATTATTTTAAAAAATACAAGTACCTATACAATATTATTTATCTAAGTTATTGGATTTATTATCTTTTTTCTTGTCCAATATGCTTAAATTCCGTGTCCATGAGTCTATATTCTTACCTAAAACCAGACCCAAAAAGAATGCCATAGCTATAAAAGCAATTATTAATAAAGTATGCCAAATATAAAACATTTTTATTTTACTCGTTTTCCAATATTGTATCCTAAAACCAGACCCAAAAAGAATGTCATAGCTATAAAAGCAATGACATTCGGTCCTAAAAAAAAAGTTGTAAACATTTTTATTTTACTCGTTTTCCAATATTGTATTTAGCAACTAGTTCCCAGTTGCCTTTTTCTTTATGTGTTAAAACTTTAATTTGACTCAAAGAAGCTTTTTGAGTAATTGCAGTTTCGTCTTTAATTTTTAAAAGACCCCAATCTGCTAACAATGCAGCAATAGTATTTCTTCTTTCAATATCGTTTAATGTGATATTTGATTCTTTACCATCTAAAGAAAATAATTCTTTAAAATGTACAATGTAATATCTTCCTTGTTTATGTAATATATGACAAGATTGATATAACTTTTTATCAGTACGACTTGCGATACCAATACGTGTTAATGTTTCTCTAATTTTTAAAAAGTTATCTGGTTCAATCAGTATAACCTCAAGCATCTTCTCAGGTTTCCAATCAAAGGAGACTTGCTCAGATTTATACTGAGATTTCTCTAAAGATTCTTGAGAAGTTTTGTTTTCAATTTCACTCATTTATTAATTCCACCTTTAAATAATTTTTGTTTAATAATGTCAATTTGTTCTTTAGTTAAGAGACTTAAAATTTCTTTTGCTTTTTGTAAAGAACAATTATAATATTCCATAACCAAGCTTTCATTCGAATCTTTTGATCGTTTCGCCCATTTCTTACTGGAATATCTTTTCTTCTTAGACACTATATTTAGGTAAAATAGAAATTGCCAATGCTTCGGAATGAAGTTAAAAATGTTAATTTCATTGGCGATTAGCACAGTATCTGGGAAATAAGATAGAGATCTATTTGTTAAATAAGAATTATATTCTTCTTCGAATAAAGGGAAGTTATTTGTTAGATCTTCTTTAGAATAGTTGATTGCAGCAACATATCTAAAAGGATTCGATTTATATTGTTTTATTTCCACTGACATTTTTTCATTATTTCTGTCATAGCTGCAACTTTATTAATAGTTGGATCAGCCACAAAGGCAGATTTGTATTGATAGTCAGCAAGGATCAGAACCAATTCTGGTAATGAATTTTTGTCTATAATTGGTTGTATTTTATCAAAAATATCTGAAAACAAATTAGCTGTATCAATATCGGAATTTAAATCAATCCACTCACGCATCTTATCCCATTCTTTGTTTCTTAAATACCTAAACAATTTGATATAGGAGTCATCAGAAATTCCTACAAGTATTCCTGTGTCAATAGTGCCACCAACTGAATATCTTTGTAATTCATTTATTGTTTTTCTAAAATCTGGAAAGAATTTAGTGATAAGAGTAGCAATCACTTTACCATCATATTTTACTTTTTCTTTTTCTAAAATTTGTTTAACTCTATTAAAGAATTCAACTGATATGACTTCTTTTTCTTCTACTGGTATTCTAAAGTCAATCACAGCACATCTTGATTTGATTGGATCTATAATTTTATTTTTGTAATTACAAGTAAAAATAAATCTACAATTTGAAGCAAACTCTTCAATAAATGCTCTTAATGCTGGTTGCATTGATGTAGCAGTCATATAATCTGCTTCATCTAAAATAACTACTTTCCTTGCATCAGTTAAAGATATAGTTGAAGCAAAAGATTTAATTTTAGTTCTTAAGGTATCAATGCTTCTTCCCTCTTCTGATCCATTAATTAAAATATAATCAGCACCTATTTCTTCACAGAGTGCACGAGCCACTGTTGTTTTACCAACACCAGCTGTACCAAAGAATAAGAAATTTGGTATCTGTCCTTCCTTAATAAAGGATTTCAAAGATTGTTTAAAATGTTTTGGAAGAATACATTCGTCTATTTTGCGTGGTCTATATTTTTCGACCCAAACGAATTGGTTGTCAATGGTGTTTATCATAATATAATCTAGTTGTACAATGGGAGTGTTCCTCCCATTATATTATTTTTTGATGATTGAATCAGCTTCAATTGCTACATAATAAACAATTGAACCCTTTGTTGCAGTAAATTTAGATAATTTTTTACTATCAACAGCTACAGTATAATCTGTCACAACCAATTTTGCTAGATTTTCTGCTTTAAGATAAACTTTGAATTCTGCTTTTGTAGTTGAAGCACCTAGATCAATTGTAAAATTATTTGATGAATTATTCTTTTTATCACCAACGATTACTTTAATTCTACCATCTTCAGAAACTACTGATACATCACTAGCTTTTAATACACTTGCAGTTTTGTTTATCATATCTAAATTATCTTTAGAAATAGAAAATGATACATCTTCATTTACTGGAAGAGATTCTTTTGCTGGTGATAAGATCATTTCTGTGTCAGCAGAATAAAATCTAATCTTTTGATTTCCTCTTTCAATTAGTAAATACTTGTCTGCAAAACTTATATCTGGACTCTCAAGAAGAGAATAAGCAGATAAAAAGTCATTTAGTTCGTAAATACCAAATGCACCAGTTCCATTAATTGGAAGTTTTTCTGCAATCTTTGCTACTGCCATCACGTTTTTAGCAGGAGAAATTGTTGTTAATCTATCACCTGCTTTCAACAGCAAGTTTGAATTAATTCCTGCAAAATTTTTCATTATTGCTAGTGTTTCATTACTTAACTTCATTTGTTTCACTCCTTATTGTTATCATTATGTTGACTATCATGGACATAAAGAGCAAGTAATGCATAATGTAAAACTTTTAACAAGTCTTTACGATTAGCACCATCTTTATGACCATATCTTTGCACGTACTTTAAAACATTGCCTAGTGTAAATCCTAGACCATGACCGCAATCAACAATAAACTCTGTTGATTGAAATTTGTTTTTAGAATAATGACCTTTATATGTTTGGTCAATATGTTCTTTGAATTCTTTTAATAGTTTGTCTTCTTTAAATCTATACATTTATAGCATCCTTAAAAAATTTAGTATCTTCTTCAGTTTTTGAAACTTCAGATGCTATTGAGTTATTTCCCACTGGTGTTGTTTTAACTATATCAGTTGGATTAATTCCTGGAGCAGGAAATACATAAACACCTGAAGATATTTTATATGATTTTATAATCCAATTAGGAAAGCCCAAATGTGTTTTCTTATCAGCAGTTCTTTCAGATTTTAATTTCCAATAAAGACTATCTATTACTGCTGCAGTTATTCTGCCTTCAATTGCAATTTTTGGTATTATTTTAATTACTGCGTCAATATATCTTTTTTG